TTTTTTGCCGCCCTGCGCTGGGGCGGGTCTTTGGCACCCGCTGCACCAGCGCTTTCCTGTGGCGTTGACTTCTGCCTGAGTTGCCTCTTCACGCGATAGCATCAATGACTTTCTGTAGGGCGTCGATCAGTTGCTGGGCCTTGTCCCGGTTCATGGTACACCGGGCGCTTGCCCCGTGAAGCTGCAGGGAGATGTAGACCTGCATCTTGGTGTCTTCCTCCCACTGGTCAACGTAGACGCGGGTATGGTCGTCGATGCGGATGGTGTCGCCGGTATCAGTCATGTTGGTTCTCCTCGATCATTTTCTCGTAAATGGTTTGCTCGATGCGCTCAACGTCGGACGGGGTGAGCTTGCGCTCTAGCCACTGTGCGCGGGATCCTGTGCGGTCCAGAACGTGCCAGTCCGACTCGGTTTCTCCGTAGTAGTCGATATCGGTGGCTGCGTGTCTGGAGAAGCTTCCCGGTTGGTGCTCGAAAGCCAGCACCCCAATCTTGCACGGGATGCCAGCTACGGTGGTGGTGAACTCGGTGATGTAGTCCTTCATGGTCGCTCCATGATGGGGGCCGAAGCCCCCGGTGATTGGTTAGGCTTTGGATCCGCTCATCCACTGACGAGCAACGAAAACAGCCCCGGCGCGATCGTCTTCCTCAAAAAACACGCACTCACCATCGACCAGAACGCTATAAAAGTCGCTGTACTCAACCGTGTTGCAGATGATGACTACGCGCTGACCAGCTTTGTTAGTCATGCGACCAATAACCGTCTCGATGACACCCGGCTCTTCGCGGCCAAGATCACCGCGATCAAAACCATCCCAGCGGCTGCTGCAAGGGGCGCTGTGGGCAAGATGCTCTTCGTACTGGTCTGCAAACATTTTTCTTTCCTTTCAAGTAATCCGCGACATGCGGTAAACGAATTACAACAAAAAATTGAAGGGGTGTCAACACCCCCTCGCAATTTATTCTTTTCCGGCTTCTAGGATCTTGTTGGCGGTGGCGAAGATCTTCTGGGCTGACTTGTCGCTGATCTCGCCCCAACCCAACCAGCCTTGGATGTAGCCACGGCTCTCTTCCAGCCCGGGCAGGCCAAGGATGCTGCACAGGATGTAGGCCACGCTCTCAGCCTCGACCTCGCGGGTATCGCGGGGAGTCTGCTCAGAGTCGGTGACCAGACCCTCCTTGGTGTGGCCCAGAACGATGTGCGCGATCTCGTGGAAGCGCGTCTTGGTCGGCTCCTGAGCCACCGGGTTGATGGCGATCGTGTTGTCCTTGGCGTAGCCCTGCACGTTGCCGTTGATCATGTCGAAGGCGATCTCGGTGATCTTCAGGGCCTCCAGAGCCTTGGCGCGGTTCCAAGTCGGGGTAGGCACCTCGTGCTGGTAGTCGTCGCCCTCGGTCTGGCTCAGAACGAACCAGTTATTCCGCACCGTGAACATCTGGAAAACTTCGCCGGTCGCCTCGCCAGCCTCGTCCTTCTTGGCGATCGTCAGCGGCATAACCAGCGAGATGGCCTTCTGGCCCTTCTGGACTTGACGGCCAAGCTCCGACCAGCGCTTGTAGGTGGCGATCGGACCCAGAGGGATCTTGCGGCTCAGGCACTGCGCCCACGCCCACAACTGATTGCCGATCGAGTAGTTGTGGAACTGCGAGTAAGCGTCGCTGATCAGACCCGGCTGCTCGACGGCGTCTTTCAGGAGTTGGGCGAAGGGGACGGTTTGCTTTTCCATGATTGACCTCTCAAGTAACCTGCGAAAGTGCAGTGGAACGAATTACAACAAAAAATTTAAGAGCCGTCAACACCCCATCAAAAATTTATTTCAACGCGTCTCCGGACAGGTTCTTGCGGGCGACTTTTTCTCTCTTCCACTCGGCGTACCTTTGGTCACTGGATTCGAAGTCTTGGTTGCCACGCCATCTTAGGTATTCAGCAGGCATCTCGCAGGCCAGCGCCAAGATGTCCAATCGGGAATGGTGGCGTAGCTTGCGTAGCGCCTTGGCTTCGATCTGGCGCATCCGTTCTTTGCCTACGTTCAGAACCTTGCCGCACTCATCTAACGTCATGCTGTGCCCGATACGAAGCCTTAAAGCGGTCTCCTCGCGCACCGTGATGGTGGACAGTACATAGGCCACCACCCGCTCGATATCGAGGCTCTCAAGCCCTTCTGGTGGCTTCTGAGCCATCCAATCGGGTAGGCAATCAAACTCCTCGGTTGGCAACTCGTCGTTGCGGGTGTACCAAAGAGAGCGAATGGGGGAAGACAACTCGCTTGAGCCGATGTTCCCGAACGTCTTTTTTCTCATTTGTCCGCATCCTTCAGGTACGCGAGGACTTCATTAATCCTCTGGATTACCTCGGGAGGGAAGCGCTCCTTGCGTAGGTGAAAGTCAACCTCGATCAGGGCAAAGCGAAAGCCCGCGCTAAAGCCCTCGATGTACTCCTCGTCAAGCTCGATGTTGGGACTCAGCATGTCTGCTCCTTGATGGGGGCCGAAGCCCCCGGTTGATTAGCCCCGACTGTTCCAAGCATTGAGTTGGTCATACGTCAAGCGTTTCAGACTTGCTCGATGAACCGTCTGCGGAGTTGGCTTTATTCCCCTTTTAGCCAGCCTCTCTTGAAGTGCAGCATCGACTACATCAACAAACTGACCATCAACTCCAATCACCCGCCAAACAACAGCATCCGGCTCATGGGTGATTACGGCAAGATCATGTTCTCGGAATTTCATTTCGCTTTCCTTCGCTTTAATGCCCCTAAGGGGCGTGTTGATCAACGGCTGGTGGTTTTGACGGAGAACACGGCGGTAACCGAGGTGTGCTCGATGATGATGTCCTCGGGGATGTTGCAGACCTTGGCGATCGCCTTCCAGTCTGTGACCTTGCGGTTGGCCTCGACCACCGTAGCGCGGAACAGGTTGCCATCGACAACCTTGGCACCGCCCTCAACGGTGGCAGCGTCCTTGATCGCGTCCTTGATCGCGTCAGCTTTTTTGGTCAGATCAGCGATCTGAGCCAGCAAAAGACCAAGCTCATCGACTTGGGTCAGGGGGATGTTGTTGGTGTCCATTTCGATCTCCTCAAGTAACCGGCGCAAGTGCCGTATAAGCATTACAACAAAAAATTAAAGTGTCGTCAACTATTTTTTTATCACTAGCTCCATCGTCTCAGCAAGGATGTCTAGCTCGTCGATCGAGTGCCGTTTGAAGTCGTCCCTCGTGCCATGCCAACCCTTAGAGCCTGTATGGTGGTACTCGCACAGGGGAATCACCAGCCAGTCGCTCTGGCGTTGCGCCATTCCAACACCGGCACGAGGATGGTGTAGCTGGGCAGGCGTACCGGGCTGGCCCATCTTCCTGCACATCCCGCACCCCAGATCAGCCACGGCATTCTTCCAATCCTTGACGTTCATAGCGCAGCCTTTTCCAAGGCCCTGTTAGAAGCCTCCATAGAGCGCCATACGTCGATTCTGGCTTGGGCGGCTACCATCATCCACCTGAGGCGTTCTTCTTCCTCTACGGCCTGTCTAATGGCCTCTAAATGGCTTTTGTAGGCCGGGGCTGAGTAGGCTTCTCGTTCCTGTGCGTTGACCGCCTCGATTCCTGATGCCAGAGCCTGCTTGCAAAGCTCGGCCTTCATGGTCTTTCGGTACTCCTCGACGTAGATCCTGTTCGCCTTGGCCTGCGCGTATTTCTTGCTGTTGGCGATCATGTAATCGATTGCTTCATTCGGGTTGATGTCCATCGTCTATCTCCACGATCATTGAACCGGGCTTTACCCCAAACCGCCGATACACCTGTACCGGCTGGAACTGAAAGTCATCTACGCCTAGCGCCAACGCCATCCCGTCAAGGGTCGATTTGGCTGCAGCAAGGCAGTTGTCTGCGTCTCTTTTCCTCTTATCCGGCATCAAAAAGGTCACCGTTAGCTTGAGATCCTCGCTTGTCGGAACCCATCCCTGTGTCTGCTGCTTGGTCAGGAAGTACGCCAGTTCCTTGGCCTGCGTCTTTGCCGCGTGAAGCGCCCCCCAGTGCTTTCCCTTCGTTCTGTTCGGGAACAGGTTTGGGCTGGGGAAGTCCAGCCGGATTGTCCACGCGCTCACGATTCATCCTCTCCTTCAGGTCTTTCAACCCCTCGGCCCCTCTGGCCCGCTCGATGTCTATGCAGCGGTTCATCCACCATACTCGTGCCCTTTCGTAGCCATCTCGCTTTGCGATTCTGTTGTATCTACGCAACCAATCGATCGCATCGCATCGCTTGAGCCACTCGATCTCGGACTCAGGAATACTCGGCTTGATCGGCTGATGCCAGTTTGGCCTCTGCGTAGGACTTGAGTGCTCGGGTCGCTTCTTGCCCATGCCTTCCCCTTGTAGCTACCGCATCCGGATCGGCCAGATGCTTGTCAAGGATATCCTGCAGCCGCCTGTCGCCCCTCTGAGCCGCCTGCGCCATCATCTCGACTGCCTTACCTGAGGCAGGGTATTTCGCCCAGTGAAAGGGGTCTCCGTTAAACATCGGTGCGTCCCCCGCCACCTTACGGATCGCCTCTAGCTGCTCTGGTGTCGCTTCAGCCCTCGGAGCCGGAAGAGCTACCTGAGCCTCGGGGCGGTTGAACTGCCTGCACAGGTCGATGAACTCCGCCAGAGACGGGGGCCAGTCTCGACCCAGAGACGGCAGCGTATCGATGACAGCCTTTAGGGTAGCAGTGCTGTACCGCGACAGGCTCGATGCCCACAGATCCAAGGCCATATCCACATCCTCGGGCCTTACCATAGCCCCCACCTTCTGGGCACCCCAAATTAGGGAGAATTTTTGGAACAGACGCTCGATTGCAGCAGTTGTAATGTCAGACATCGATCACCTCGACTTTGTTGGCGCGGCCAGTCAGCCGCAAGTAGTGTTCAGCCTTTTCCTCGTCCTTGGACTTCTTTTCTTCCAGCCACTTCGCGTTAAAGCCTCTCCAGCCTCGCTCGATGCTGATACGCATCGCTTCATCCAACGTAAACCCGCCTTTGTTCGCCTCACGCACAAATCCCTTCATGGCTGTTTCTGTGAACGGTGCCTTGTGCTTGGATCTGTGCAGCAAGAAGTCAGCCCATAGCTGATCATCTATGCCGTCAGGCTTGTTTACGGTTCCCTCATGGATCTCTTCTGATTCCTTGGTGGTTCTGGATGACCCTGCGGTCAGGGGTGGGGTGACCTTGGAGTCAGGGGTGGGATGACCCTCCGGTCGGGGGTGGGATGACCTTGCGGTCAGGGGTCTCACGGTATAGACGGTAGAGTGCCCGGGGCGAATCGAGCGAGTGACCATTCCCTTGAGTTCCAACCGGTTCAACATGCGACTGATGCTTCTCTCGTCAACCATCACGATCCCAGCCAACCGCCCTATGCTCGGCCAGCAAACTCCCTCATCATTGGCGGCATCGGCAAGCGCCAGCATCAACAACTTCTCGCAGCAGGTGATGTGACGCAACGTAAAGACATCAGACATCAGTTTTATGCTCATGGGTCCCTCTACTCGAAAAGGTCAGGGCGCATATCAGCGCGAGTCACCAGCCCCTGCGTGGCAAGCTCAATCTTCTTTGCCAATGCTGCAGAGCACTTGCATCGCTCGTGAATGAGCATCGCCATCCACGCCTGCGTGATGCCAAGGTACTCGGCCATTTCCTTCTTCGCTCCGATCGGCTCGGCCTCAAAGTATTCGATCAAGGTCATGATGTTCCTGTGTTGTGTTGATGACGATTGCAATCTTATCTTGAAGTTGTGTTTGACATCAAGTTGAAATTCGTGTCTACTGTGTTTACGCCAACACGGCGGTTAAGGAGATGACAATGAGACCCGAAGACAAGCTTCCTTGGAACACCGGCAAAGTCCAGATCGGACTGCACTACGTCCCGCCGGTACGCAAGTACGAAATTTCCCGAGACGCAGAAGAACTGCAGTCACTGCTGCTAGGCAAAAACAAGTCCACGATTCGCGTTGGATTTGTGCTGGCTTACATCGTGATGCTGGCTATGGTCGCTGTTTTTCTGAGTATCTGGCCATGAACTACGACCACACAGAGCAACAGTCGTTTGAGGAGTGGATCAACGATCCGATCGCTCAGGCGGAGTACAAACGCTGGAAGCTCGTTACCGAACTGCAACGTGCAGGTTTACCTGACCCCCATTCACCCACCTTTGCTGACGCTGTCAGAGAATTTTTGAAGGAACCGCAATGAGCTTTTTTGTCGAAAACAAGTCCAAAGAATTTATCCTTGTCCCCCCGGGTAGTCACTTGGCCCGCTGCTATCGAATCATCGACCTTGGCACCCAACAGTCTGAGTACATGGGCGAGACCAAGTTCCTACGCAAGATCATGATCGGCTGGGAGATTCATGGCGAGGCAGAAGATGGCACCCCCCTGACTACAGAGCGCGGGGAGCCGATGGCAATCTTCAAGAACTACACCCTTAGCTGGGGCGATAAGGCCACCCTACGCAAGGATCTGCAGTCATGGCGCGGCAAGCCGTGGACAGATCAGGAAGCCAACCGGTTTGACCTGAAGACCGTCCTCGGTGTCTGGTGCATGCTCAGTGTCATTCA